ACTAAGAATTGTCTGTGAATGATTCCGTTTGGTTTTTACCCCCCGTTAATATTTGTTTACAAATCAAATCCCCTTTAATGAGGACGTCCACTTTTAGCTTTTCCATACAATTTATAGTTTAATATCTATCAATTTGCAACTCTACAACTTCTGCCATTTGTGCACCTCTGCAATACAATATTGGAATATATGATGTACCAGGTGGGAATATATTAGCTGCTACACAAATAGCATAGACTGTTACTGGAGTATTTGCAGTAAAAGTTATATTTCCATTTGTTCTAGTTGCATTCTCTGTTGATAATTGCATCCAAAAATTATATTCAGTTGCAGTAGGAAGATTGAAAGCTTTGATACCAAACTCTGCAATATCTATAGACATTGTTTCGTATAAGGTTATATTCAATTTAAAAGCAACCCCAGTGCCATTATATACTTTAAGCGGATTATTCCCGATGTCCCCATCATAATATGAGGGCGGTTGATAGTTAGTGATATTTGTAGCCGTATCACGAATGTCTCCACCATTAAACTGCCCATTATATGATCCTATTTTTTCGACAGAACAATGACCATTAAATACACTAACCACATTAAGAGTAAAGAGTGGAAGTTTGCCTCCAAACTGAGGTAAAGGAAGTATTTGATCCCCATCCTCACTACATAATCCCAAGTAGCACATATATGTATATGTTCCAAGTTGAACATTACTTTCCTGTTTACCGATAGGATAAAGTATTTCAATGTCTAATTCTTCCAAGTTATTTTGTGCCATTGCTGTATAATACAAATTTGCCCTAGAAAAGAAACAACAGAAATGATACTTTCCATAAGCCAAGGTACTCCATCGGATACAATCTTTTATATCAGACAAAGACACACATTTATCATAATGCTCATTCCCTTCATTCGTTTCCAAATATATATTGATATAGGTTGTTCCATTCTTAAAGTTAAATAAATTAATCTCCCGTACATCCGCTCCAGAATAGTATATGGCTGGTGTAGCCCCGTGATAATAGCCTATGAAATCGGTAAGTCGAGAATAATCTATATTATTAATAGGAGCATCAAGTCTGTACTCATATTTTAGCAAGCTCTGGATATTAGATAAAGAAACTGGAAGACTACCAATAATCTCTTTTTCGGTATCTTTATCTATAATAACCAACCCATAGCTTCCATCATCTAAAGCAAACTGAGCATCAGTCAGGTCTTTAGGAGTCTTTACTCTTAATGGTTTATGTTTACTCCATGGATTTATTTTCTTATGTGAGTTTTGACCAGCATAACCGACATCATACACACCATTATATGTTCCCAATCCCATAACTATATATGGTTCTTTGTTATTAATTGGAGCAACTATTATTCCATCAACTATACTCATGCTGAAATCCTCCTTTCTAATTCTTTAATTCTCTTATCTTTCTCTTTATTTTCTCTTTCTAACCGCTCCACGCGTTCCTCCAATGTTTCCACATGGCGGGCTAAAGAAATTGTAGCTACTAATGCCGTATGACCGTAAAACATTGTCATATACCCATCTTTTTTGATTTTCACAGATGGAGGTAACACCTTCTGCCAATATTGTGCGGAAGAGCCGGCCATGACTCCGGGAGTACCATCCTTCCAGGTATATTCAAACGCAGGAGCATGGGCCATGTCCTTTACGGAGAGGAAGATATCACGGCCTTTATTTTTCAACCGCATATCGGAAGTGTCATTAAGACCTTTGGATGACATATAACCATCAGAGTACATGCCGACATTATTGTGAACCGTACCGTTGAGGAGAATTTGTCCCGAACCCGCCTGTGAATGAATTTGAATTGCACCTCCCGCATAGATGTTCATCATGATATCACTAACTCCCATATTACTGCCTTTTGTACCAAAGAAAGAAATGCCTGAATAAAATCCATTTCCGTCTACATCTTTTAGTATCTTTTGATCAGTGGCATTGGCACCAAGATTAATGAAGGTAGCTACTGAAGTATTTATCGTACCGGAGAAAGTAGAAGTTCCTCCGACTCTCAACTGTTTCGCAATGCCTACTCCACCATCGAACACTGCTCCCGCAGCCGTTGTGCTAGTAGCGTCCGTAGCGTTGTTAGCATTCAGTACTCCTGCGATGTTCACCGTAGAAGACAAGGTAGCTACTCCACTTACATTCAAAAGTACAGAGTACATGTTTGACCATCTTTTAGCCTCTTGACCCAAAGAGGTAACATTTGTTGTACCTGCTCTTAAAGCTCCATCTTGAATAATTAATTCAGAAGTTGTATCACCAACTCCTTGCCCATTTACAACAAATGCAATTATTCCACTTGCCGGAGCAGTGATGTAATTAAAGTTACCTCTTGAAAATTTAATATGCCCAACTGCCTCTGTGCTTTTGAGAGTCAACGTACTTACTGAACCCGTTCCGGTAACAGTTAAAGTGCCACCGATTGTTGCACTACTAGCTACCCAGAAGTTATTTCCCAAAGCAACTTTAGGTGCGCCATTTACACACCAAACTGCTTGGTGTCCTGTGGCTCTATCACTCGCAGAATACTGATATGCAAATCCGTATAGATTACCAAATCCAGAACCATCATCGGCAATCATATAACTAGTTCCCATAGACCAAATGTGACCAATCTTCGCAGCGTCATATACACCATATACGCCTGACCGTCTGGTAGCTGTTGAGTGGGGAACTATCTTGCCATCTGACTGAATATCCAGTCTATCATTATGATTAGTAGCACCTAAAATTACGGCTGTGCCTTGTACCCGCAAATTAGCAGTCGTAGAAAGACCGGAAGTAGTATATAGTTGAGCTATAGCAGTGTGACCAGTAGGAATACTACCCGCAGTATAAGTAGTGTACAGCGTCCATTTACCAATTGCTCTATTTGCAGGTTTATATGATACGTAAACATTATTAGCCGCAGAAGTTGAATTGTAATATACTTCTAAATACACCTTTGCTGTAGTAGGATATACCGTAGTTGTATCCTTAACAATTCTAATGGAAGTGAATACCCCTGAAGCACCTCCTATTTGTGTGATTACAGGAGAAGTAGTACCATGTGCAGTTGATACGGTAAATATTAAACCTTTATTTTCATCATTTACATAAGTATTAGTTATTGCAAATGTGCCTGACCAGCTATAACTTGCACTACTATAATCAAAGTAAGCGATTCTAAGCCATCTTGCAGTCGTTCCGGTCGGGGTATAGCTAGCATCGTATTCTAACGGTATATTAGATGAATGAATGCCATCTACCATGTCAGCATTCAGATTGGTAACCACCGTAGTAGAAGATACAGTCAATGGTGCTGTTCCGGTAGCAACAGTAGAGATGAATCGAGTACCCGTGACAGTACTAGAGAAGTTTCCTGTATTGGCATAAACGCCTAACCATCTAGCTGCCGATGTTCCGAGATTCAGCTTATTTGTAGCCAAGTCAAATGGTTTGAATGCTGACGTATTTAGAACTACTGATTTTGTATCATCGTTATTATATTTTAAAGATAGATTATTACCTTCACCAGTAGTAGTCATTGTTATATTAGCAGCGGCAACAATATTAGGTCCTACACCAGTCATGCTTCCGCTTACGTTTGCCGTACCATTGAAACTCTGTCCCCAGAGAGTGCGGGCAGTCTGCAACTTAGTAGCCGATGCAACGTTGCTCGAAGTTAGGGCTACAGTTCCGGTAGCAGCAGGAAGAGTGAGAGTATAATTACCTGTTGTAGCAGTTAGAGTGAAATCCGCCCAACCGGATGAAGAACTATATAATCTTAAACGTCCTCTCTTGTTACCAGCAGTTCCGGTAGCAGTGGAATTTCCTATCTGTATCAGTGCCTCTCCCTGCGCAGAAGCCGTTCCTTCTAACGAATAGTACTGTATCCCATTATTATTTAATAATAATTTATTTGTCGTTGAAGCACCAGTATGGAATGGAATCACATACCAAGTACCGGTTGTCGGATTGGTCAGTGTACTATATACCTGAGTTGCAGAATCAGCATTACCTTTAAATATACCATATACATTCTGGTAGCCAGTAAACGCTTGGTTCATAAATTTGAAACCCGAAGTCGTTAATATCAAGCTCGCACCGATTCTGTTTGCCCAATGGAAGCCGATAGCAGGAGCATACCCATCTGCGGTTTGTGCGCTACCGACCATACCATTCTCTCTTATTTGTAGACCACCATTCGAATACCTACTACTTGCAGTCTCCTGATAAGTACCATATACTAACGCTTGTCCGGCAACATTAGCAGAACCATTGAAAGACTTCCCAAAGATTGTTCTTGAAGTTTGCAAGGTAGTAGCCGTATCAGCATTATTAAGAATAGAAAGATAAGTTGGCGTTTTATACGTACTTGTCGGCAATGTTTGAGCAGTAGTAAACGATGTAGTATATAATGTGACATCACCTGTTTCACTACTTGTCCTTGTCGTTTCAGACAATACGTATGTATTAAACGCTCCCCATTGAGCATTGACATCACCCCATAGGGTTATAACATTATCTTTAGCTGAAACATCGTAATACAATCGAAGTCTGCTAGTTGGAATATTACCGTTTATTATTCTAAAATCAATAATAGTAGAGGTTGCACTACTCCATCTAGTTCTTATAACAACAGTTCCCCACAAACTATTGAATGCAGAATGTATATAAAGAGTTATGTCCCTTTCGCCTGATGCATCACCCCAATCGAAGGAAGCTATCTTTCCCCAATAGCTAGACAACCCCGAAGTACCGCTAGTTATATATCCACTCTTTCTTACACGTTTTCCAGTAGTACCAATCAATCCCCATGAGCAGGCAGTAACCGTACCGGCATTTAGGTAAGCCGGAACAGTGCTATCACCTACTGTTGATGAGAGTGCCGTTGGAGTACCTGCGTTCAGATAAATGGGTTTAGCTGTTCCACCTACTGTTGCAGTCCCAATTTTTAACACATAGCTAGTATAGTTATGTGAATCTACAATAGTCCTCCAAGCGTGCCATGTGCTGCCAAGTCCATTACGATAATATAAGCTACTGTTAGTAGTAGACGTGACGTCAGAGTAAGTAGCTAACTCCCAAGACATGTAGGTGTCAGTCCATCCCTTTACATGTATTCCACTGAACCAATTCGACGCTGGATTTCCAGTATTGTTGAACCATGCTGTAACCCTTTTCTCTTCAAAGTAGCTAGGAAGTCTTGATTCACCTCGCACATCTTTAACGGTCAACATCGAAGATGTAGTGGCGGTAGCCGCATTGCCAGTTATGGAGATACCCCACGAACCGGAAGCACCACCACCCGTTTTCGTCGGAGCGTAGTCATTATAATTGCCAGCATGAAGTATATTTTTTGCCTTATAGGTAAGCTGAGTCTCAGATACCGTTAAGTTCGTAGAAACTATCCACGGTGTAGAAGTCCAACCAATGTATGCTCTGGGAGAAGCGTTAGAATCTGTATATAAACCTATCCCAAACTGGATAGCTGCATAATTGGCAGTGTACCAATGTGAACCTGTAGCGTTGCCACCAGAAGCATTGTTTACACGATGGATAGAAGTATTAGCCATCCTTTGCGACACCGTCCATGTTTTCTGTCCTGTAATCGTTTGAGCACTTGCAAGGTCAACAAAAGTAGTACCCTTCGTTACGGTAATAGCCGTACCGGACTTGGCAACCGAAGTCACTGCATTGCCTGAACCGGTAGTGGTTACCGTCAATGCAGAACCACCTTCCAAGGATTTCACTCGGGTATTCAAGTCATTACCCAACTTGGCAGATAACACATACCCGGCTTTATCAGCAGAGTAGTCGTCCCAGGCATCAAGACGATCATAGTCACTACCGCTACCTCCTTCACCTGTACCAGGATTAAGCCCCATAGATGACAAGAACCCCGTAGTGTACAGGCCCGCTGTTTTACCAGAAGTTGCATGAGACAATTCCAAACCATCAGCTGTTGATCTTAACCAATAATCACCGATACGAATACCTCCCATAAAAGTAGCGGAACCGGTCACATACAAGGAAGAAGACAAAGTAGCGGCACCACCAACTCTTAGTTGTTTAGCCACGGCTAACCCTCCCGCTGTTTTAATGGCAGCAGCTGTGGTGGTAGTCGCGTCTGTAGTATTTGTTACGTTTAGAATACCCCCAATGTTTGTACCGTTTGACATCGTTACAACACCGGTACTGTTATTTATATACAGAGGTCTGAGAGAGTTATAGGTATCATACGGCTTGTCTGCATCGGTCAGTAAGAAATAAGTACTAGAACCATCGTTCCTTATAATAAAACTAGCTTTAGTATTTACAGCACGGAAAGCATTAGCCGCACCTGACCGAATTTCACCAGATGCAGTGATAGTAGACGAGAACGTCGCTGCGCCTGCTACGTTAAGTAATTGGGTATATACACCTGACCAGCGATTAGTGGTTGTACCATTTGTTAATGTATTATTTGCTCCGGGATATATACTTCCGGCTGTACTCATAAGAAGACCAGCGTTATCATTACCGCCTCTGGTAATATATAGAATATCCCCTTTTCGGTATAAACGAGCAGTACTTCCCGTACCATCATAGATAGAGATACCCGTTGTTGCGCTATCACCCTTAACATTAATACCCGCTGTCATTGTGGTATAAGTGTACCCAAAGTGTCCTGCACCGGTTACTGCAAGTCTGCCTGTTACCGATGTATCTCCGAAGAACTCATCCATCCTAGCGGGTGTATCAATATTGGTGTATCCGGTCTCCGAAGTAATCAAAGAGATGGTAGAAGTTCCTCCCCAAATAGTCTGATTACTATGTCCTGTATAAATTGTTTTTAGATATACTTTGGGATAAGACCATGTAGTAGCCGTAGTTCCTAATAGAATAACACATTTACTACCGTTATATGCTAAACGTACACCTTTACTGTAAGCACCTTTTGTATGGTATCCAATATTTATCCATTTCGCACTACTTGCAGTTCCACCACCATTATAATTATATGCACCAATTGTAATGACAGAAGCATTCGCAGTCGTATTATATTCATATATCCATATTTCATAAATATTCATACTGGAAGTCCATCCATTCGGTAGTGTAATACAGATAGTTCCTGTTGCCGGATTACCTGAATTATCAAGATAACCTGAGAAGTTGTTGATACGACCACTTCTTGCAACTAGGCTTTCAACTCCGAGCAATGTTCCGGTTATATTCGCTGTTCCATTAAAGGACTGACCCCACAAAGTTCTGGCTGTTTGTAGGGAGGTAGCAGTAGAAGCATTTCCGGTTAAATTACCAGTAACGTTACCAGTAAGGTTACCAGTTACATTGGCTACAATACATGAATTTTTAAGAGTAATAGCCTTGCTGGTATATCCTGATGGAATAGAGCCTGCGACTAGCGAAGTGTTCAGAGCCCAGAAATTTTGTCCCGGCAAGGAAAATCTCACGACAAAAGTACTAGTAATAGCTGTTGGAACAAGTATTTCAAGATAGGCATAATGAGCATCATAAGTAGTATGATATACAATACGAGCTTGTGTTATTAATGGATTACCATAATGAGCACATGACAATTGCTGGATAGATGTACTTGCTGTATTTCCATAGGAAGTAGATACCGTTAATAAGCAATTGGTATGATATCCCGATGCACTCGCATAAATGGAAAATATTCCAGTTATGCTACTTATATTAGCCGGACTGGACGCTATTCTATACCATGTATTAGCTACTGTAGTTCCTGTGAAAATGGATTCATCGCCAGCAGAAACATTCATATCTGCTCTGGAAATTGTAATATTGGTAGAACCATCTATTGATTTACTAGCCGCAGCGATCGCTAAAGTCCGAGCCGTTCCCCATTTAGCAGTTGTTATATTCGCTGTTCCATCAAAAGAAGTGCCGTTTATGGTACGTGCTGTTTGTAACTTGGTTGCCGATGCAACATTGCTAGTAACAAAGGCGAATTTATACCAATCGCTCCATGTTGTACTATTATGATATCTTGAAAATAAATTCGCACCATTTACAGCTAAATGCGTTGTATATCCACCAGCAGAGCGTAATACTAATAAACCAAAGCTGTCTACACCCTCCGGCTTATTAGCTACAGTGTTTCCTCCACCAGCACTATATGTCCTACCTGAATAGCTACTGTAAGTATAGGTATCCAAATCTTCGTTTGTCAAGACAGTCTCTAGCAGCCTCTTGGAATACCCCGTAACAGATACGCCTAATGTTGTAGAACATTGAGTGATTGTGCCTGCGTTCATGTAAACAGGAAGAGAAGAAGAACCTACGGTCGCTGTGGAAGCAGTCGGAGTACCTGCATTCAAGTAGAAGAACTTTGTATTGGAACCAACGGTCGCTGTTCCCAACTTCGTGATAAGAGAAGTGTAGTTCCCTGTATGAAGTATTTGCTGGAATGCCTGCCATGTTATTTTCGTGCCATTCCCTATACCTGTTCTTAGATATACAAGGTTAGTCCCCGAAGTCGGAGTGAATATATCAAGAACGGCTTGTGAACTTGTAAGCGTAGCCCCGGATGATCGTTGAAGCATAAGTCCATGACCATAATCAGTCGGATAACCGGTATCCTCGGCACTTGATACTTGATAATAATATACTCCATTGTCGGTAAATACTTGTTCCGCTGTTTTATTTCCCAATGCTTGATGTAGCCGATGTGCATATCCGTTAACATTGATACCCCAAGTTCCGCTTGCTCCCGTTCCTGTCTTGGTAACAGTATATGAAGTATAATTTTCTGCATGAAGAAGATTCACTGCATTGTTCGTAGTCTTATAAAACATAGGAACATTTGCAGTAACGAATCCGATACTACCCAACAATGTTTTAGTCGTTGCTCCACTATAAAAAGAAACAAGTGAAGTCAACCCATCTCCGTTTCTCCAAACATGCAATGCGCCTCTTAAATCGGGGTCTTTGAATACCTTTGTAGCAGTAATGGTTTGATCGGTGTCTAACGTCACATACTTTGCATCTGCCTGAGTCTTAGTATAAGCATCTGTAATGCCATAACCAGAAATAGTCGTCGGTTTACCAGTCAATGAACCAAAAGCAAGATCGCCTTTAGTAACCGTGATGACAGTACCATTCTTTGTCACATCCTTAACTACCGTACCGCTTCCGGATGGAGTCACAGTAACAGCCGCACCATTTTCAAGGCTTGTTACACGGGTATTCAGATCATTACCTAATCCGGCGGATAAAACCCATCCAGCTTTGGACGCGTCATAATCGGCCCATGTATCTAAGCGGTCGTAATCTGAACCTCCGCCACTGCCTGTCCCTAAATTCAATCCCATGGATGACAGGAACTGTTCCGTATATAAACCGTATTTAGCTTTTATCGCATATACCGGAGCCGATGCAGTTCCGATGTTTACCTTTTCGAACAGGTCGTCAAACGTGGCTTTAGTTAGAAAGGTGGTACCTTTGACTAAGGTAATGATGTGGCCGGAGACAGTAGCACTTGTAACGGCATTTCCGCTGCCACTATAGGCTACATCATTAACCCCGTCCGTAATACCGAAACCGGCCAATGTTGTAGGATTACTACCAGCTGTTACACGGCCGTATGCATCAGTAGTGGTTTTAAAATACGTTCCAGCCGTGCCTACCGCTTTGAGGTTCAGAACACCGGATGAGATTGCCAGCGTTGTCCCTACCTTCACACCTCCAAGAACGCTAGCGGATGCTGTAGGAAGCGTATAAGTGTAGGTCGCTGATAGTTTTCCATCAGAATCTATACTCAGACGGTCGCCTACAATTATACCCCCTAATGCCTTGGTTGTAGCGGCTGAAAGATTTATTGTGCGATTAGCGGCCAAGGTGCCACCTCCATTAAGACCGGTACCGGCTGCAATAGTTATAGTCTTATCCGCCTTAGTTCCAATAGCGGTTAATAAATCTTCTATCTGATTGACATTGCCCTGTAATACATCCGCTATTTCCTTTAATGTATCAAATGCCTCGGGAGCACCATTAACCAAAGCGTTAATTCTGGCATCAAGATCCGCTATCGTAGCATAATCTTTAGAAGTAACCCATAATTGGGTAGCATAACCGGCTTTGGAGTGGTCCCCCCAACCGAAAGCGGTATTCCAATTTGCCTTATCTGCTGATGTTGCAACCAGGTACCCTTTATTATTTACCCAAGACTCCGTAGCATATCCAGCCAGACTTTGATGCTCGGTGAGGAATGTAGCTTTAGAGAAGGTTACTGTATTCCCATTCTGGGTAAACCCGGATAGTCCGTTACCAGTTCCACTTGTGGTTAATGTTATAGCTTTTGATTCAAGAGAACTTACCCTTGTGTTCAAATCCCATCCTAACCCGGCGGATAATACATATCCGGACTTATCGGTGGAGTAATCATCCCAGGCATCAAGACGGTTATAGTCACTACCTTCCCCGGAACCGGCATTCGGATTAAGCCCTTTGGAAGACAGGTACTGTTCGGTCCACAGACCGACTTTTGCTTTGATGCTGTCAATTACAGTGGAAGTATTGTTAATGGCAATTTCGTTTCCGTCCGCATCCATAGCGCCAAACAGACGGGCAAGGAAAGTCTTGGTTACGTAACGGGTATCAAGAATAGTAGAAAAGTTACCTTCGTCTACAATTCTCATCCATCCCGTAGCAGCGCCATTATTATCTATCCTGCGCTTATACAGGTTGTTATTGCTCCCAAATCCTATCTGTCCGGTATATCCGGCTGCTATTCTCCAAACCATCAACCCGTATGCGTCTGACGGAGAATTTACGGTAGTATTGCCACCGCCGGCATAATACATCTTGCCACTGTGGTTGGCATATGTATAATCGTTTAAATCCTCATTAGTAAGAGGCGCCTGATATAGACGTCTGGAACTTCCGGTAATGGATATTCCCCAGGTTCCCGTAGCGTTACTTCCATCTTTGTTTGCCTTGTCATCCAAAGCGGTCTGAAGACCGGAAATCTTCGAGATAGCAAGTGTAGGAATATCACCGGAAACCAGTGAATCCCCGGATACCACGCGACCGTAAGTATCTACTGTAACCTTTGTATACGTCCCGGCCGTGGCTATGCCAGATTTCAGATTAAGTACACCATTGGCTATGGACAAAGTTGTTCCAACCTTAACCCCGCCTAATACAGAACCGGATGCTGTAGGAAGAACATATTTATTGGCTCCGGCTTCTATTCCGTTAAGCTTATTCAGAAGAGTATCTGTAAAGTCGTTTGCTGAGAGTCCCTTGCCTTCAACCTTATCAACCTTTTCAGCCAGGAGGGTAGTCACTGATGAAGTTGTGGCATAATCGGCCAACTTTGTATTAACCCATGCCTGGGTAGCATATCCGGATAAGGAAGGGATATCGGATTTCTTTGCGTAATTGTTCGTAGTAAGATAATCACTCAACTGAGTTTCATTCAATCCGATATCGCTGAGATTAAGGTTTTCCCAATGTGTTTCCCCCTTACGCTGGACCATGATACGGTCAACAGTCGGAATGTCATCCGCCCAGGAGCCGACATTGTTCAGCTCTCCCAAGGAAGAAGCACCTCCCGCACTGCCACCCGCACCGGTATTCACACCTTTGGCAGACATGTAAGAATCAGAGTATATACCTACAGCTTCAGAATCATAATCAGCCGGATGCAGACCTTTATTGGCTGTATCACGTACAAACCAACGCTGCATGGCCTTGTCAAACTCTGTAACAAAATCCGCCTTATTGACTTTATCATCAAGCGCAGCCTGAAGGCCTGTGATCTTTGAAATACTGAGTGCCGGAATATCACTGGCGGATAAGGAAGAGCCGGCAGTCACACGGCCGTAAACGTCCGTCGTTACTTTTGCATAAGTTCCGGCAATCGCCACTTCCGGAAGATCAAGAACTCCTGTTGCGGAAGCGGTCAGTGTAGAGCCGATCATCACACCACCAAGAACAGCTGCCTTGGCAATAGGAAGGACGTATTTGTTTGCGCCCTCAGCAATACCGTTCAATTTCTGGAGAAGAGTATCGGTAAAATCATTATGAGACAATCCCATCCCGGACACCTTATCCACTTTCTTTTCCAGTGCAGTATTTACCCATGACTGTGTTGCATAACCATTCAAAGATGGTATGTCACTTTTTTGGGCATAATTATTCTCCGTCAGATAGCTACTTAAAGCGTCTTCATCCATTCCTGCTTTTGCAGCATACCACTTGCCGTCTGAACCATAAGTTAATACTTTTCCAGCTTCCGCTCCAAGTACACCGGTTCCGCTTGCATTCTGAGAAACGTCATTCAATTGGTACAGTGCAGTAGCCCCTTCTCCAGAGCCTCCCCCGGCATTCGGATTAAGACCTTTTGATGACAAATATTCATCCGTCCACAATCCAAACTTAGCTTTAATGGACGTGATGACAGACCCCATATCGTTAATGGTTACCTCCAAACTGTCTTCACCGATAAAACCGAATACTTTAGCAAGGAAGGCAACGTCTACTTTCTTTGCAAGAGCAGTATTCAGCGCCGTAGTGGTTACATAACTGCCCAGTTTAGTGTTTACTTCAGTCTTTGTATAAGCGTCTGTAATACCATACCCGGATAACGTTGTTGCTTTGTCAGCTTTGACAGCCAACAAGTCTGCCAACGTAGATGTCTGCGTCTGACCTGCCAGGAACGCTTCAAGCTCTTTCCACTTATTGATTATACCATCCGTATCGGAGCCTTCAAGAAAATCATTAAGCTTATCAGAGACATCCTTCAGAGAACTAGCCGTTGCATAGCCCTGGCTATTAACCCACGATTGAGTTGCATAGCCGCTTAAAGCGTCTGAAGTTATATAATTTTTGCCCAGTACCCAACTTTCAGTCGCATAACCTGAGAGTGAAGGAATATCACTCTTCTTGGCATAGTTGTTATCTGTCAGATATTTGCCTAAAGCCGTTTCATCCAGCCCGACCGCATCGGCAGCGTACCATTTACCGTCAGTCCCATAAGTCAGAACCTTACCTGGCCCTGCACCGAGAACACCTGTTTCAGAAGCGTTCTTTGCTATATCATTGAGCTGGTAGAGGGCGGTTGCACCACCTTCACCACTACCGCCACCTGAACCTGGATTTAAACCTTTAGAGGATAAGAATTCGTCCGTCCATAAACCGACTAGAGATTGTACACTCGTGATTTTTTCTGGATTTTCCGAATCATCCTTGTGGATTACAAATATACTATCCCAAACCGACTTGTCTAATTTTTTATCAAGCAAATTCTTGATATCATCACTGCCTTGTTCGCCTATTCTTACAATTTTATTTTTATCCGTTCTTATAAATAAAGCTGGATCATCATCAGAATTGCAGATATAAACTTCTCCATTGTTCAGACCATCAGTTCCATCAGCATTTGTTGATATAGACGGAGCCTTTGCTGAACCATCGGGATTCAAGTCGTTACCATGCCATAATATCTTATTTATCCTTTTCTTTATCATACCCCTACTGTTGTCACGTTAACGAATGAAGATTTAGACTCATCATATTGCAACATCTCTCCATCCTGAGGGTTATCAATAGTAAAACCAACCACAGAAGATGAAGAAGCTGATTCAGGTGTACCACCTATTCCTGCAATATCGTTTTCTTGAGGTTCTAATGTAACATTGATCTGAAATAATTGTCCGTCTTCAATTACCTGTGATAATTCAGGAATGGAATCTTCAGACCGAACATACTTAACCTCATCTATTTCAACCATAGAAAGACATAATATTCGATTAAAATGCTTTGCAAACCAATATGGCACCCCACTAGAGTTACCTACCGTCAATACAAAGCTGTCATAAGGAATAGAATATAAATTTTCTATCTCTTGCATCTGATTACGATATTGCTCATTCTCGACATGAGCATTGTATCCATTAGGCTTAAAGCCAGCTTCTACTCTAAATTCAAATACTTGTTGCTGTTCATCAATCCAAAAGATGTTGTCAAAAGCTGAATTATTGTCCTTGTGGGAATAGCGAATCAATGCCGTCTCTTCAAGTACGAAATCGGAAGAGCATATTATGAATGGTTCAGAAGTCAAGTCCCCAACAGTGAGAGTATATATCCCGTCTTCAAGTCCGGTAATGGATATATAATACATCGTTACCGTATTATTGTGCTCATATTGAGATAATGACAAGGGAGATGAATCATCCTCGGAAAGATTGTTAAGAATAACAGACACGGTCTCATCCTCAGTAGAGAAAACCTGTAGATGGATATGGTCAGAAGAATGAAACTTCTGAATATAATCTATTTCAATCCCAAACTTGTCCTTTATAGGATTAAAGAACAGAGGGCATACGTCTCCTATCTTTATCATGTCTTTTCGTCCTTCAATGGGTAACAAGCGACATCACTTGTGATATGCAAATATACTTATTATTTAGAATAATTCCAAATAACTATATAATTATTGAGCCTCTTTTACTATTAATGTATACTTTACCGCTTCTGATCTTCCGAGATTATAGCTTACATTACTTAAATATCCTTTATACGTCTTTCCCACGTTCGTAACAACTACATATCCTGACAAGTCCGAAGGTATTTCAGTATCTCCCGTTTCAAACGACAACTCTCCGACAGTAAAACTCCTTTCAGATATCAAAATGTCCGCTTTTTCGCTTACACCGTCTATCACTACATCACTATTTCCTTCTGACGAGGCAAATTCCAACCTGTCTGTGAATGCTCCAATAAATTTTTCATTTGCCTCAATCATATAACGTTGCGAATACATGGCATTGAACATTGTGTCTGGAGATATAACCCCTGAAATAGGTATCCTTATCAATTTATACTTGTCTCCTGAAAGCTCGGCGCCGACAAAGAATATATCATTGTCACTCTTGCTGTCAGTCGTGTCCTCTCCACGTTTAGCCGCTAAGAATTCTATTCCATAGGCATCTGCACGATAGGGACTTATAAGATCCAACACATTGTCTGTTAGGGTTATCCCTGTCAAATATTCATTTGTGAAATGAAACTCATCTCTACCGTTAACACTGTCATAATCCTGTTTATCATATCCCACTTTAATACCAGAATAAATAAGAGAAGAGTTGACTGAATATTCAAATTCTCTCGAATTTTCCGTAAAGTCTTTTATTTGAACATCCTGGAACAAACTATCCCGGTGTACAAATGTCACCTTGTTTTCGCCAACCACAGGGACAAACCCAAACTCCGCCTCCATCCATTTGACAAACTTTGTATAGCTGGTATATATCTTTGCATCTTCTATCCCTCGGATACTTTCGGCTGCAACAATAAGAGTATTATCCAATCTACTATCAACTCCAGAAACGATTTCACAAGTTACCCCTTCTTTTCCCCCATTAATTGACTTTAATAAACGGCTTAGAAGAGATATCGGCTTTACAACATCAATAGATACAGCTTCGTCTTGTCCCACGAATGATATATTGATATATCTTGGATCTGCAATTGGATAAGCAAAATCAAATCTTGTGGCTCCTATTGCGTTTAAAACGAAAAACAGCATATCACCACTTGCCATTTTTATGTCAATCCCTTCATCCGGTGTTTTCATAGCGACATAATTATCATTTATAGGTATTACTACGCGTAATATATCTTTGTAATTTGTGCCATCATAATGGCGTAAGATTACATTTGAAAGACCTTTACCATCAAAAGTTCTAACAACAAGGTCAAATTTAATATTTACCGTTGTGAAAGTCCGTAAACATTTCAAGAAAAAGGCAGGAGGTGGTGTAGTACCAGAGTATGGTATATTATTGTTTTGCTCTTCATCATATATTTCCACTACATTTTTATTGAATATATCTGGAGTTACAATATAAAGGGGGAGGCTGCTGCTAATATCTTCTGTGTTTTGAGGAATATCTACATACGTATGCATTACCGCACCGCTTTCCTCCTCGTTTTCACCGGTTATTGTAAAATTAGCCTGGTTATGCATTTGCATACGATCATAGAATAGCTTATATTCTTCTTTAAGCTCTCCCACTGGATACTCATATTGAGTCCCCTTCTTAGCTTTAATAAGAGAAGCAAGACTGTTGTCTACCGCATTAATCTCGCAAGTAGTACCGTTATGTGAGAATGTAGAAAAATCAAGCGCACACCGGAACTTTTCGTTCCACAACCATGAGTTGTTACGAATATAGAATACTATCGAAGCGTTCGATTTCAAATAATTATCGGTATACTGCTTCAACAGAAGCGAATAGGCTCCATTTGCAAACTGAAACTTGGTAGAGAAACTTCTGACTACTCCATCATAATCATTACGTTTGAACGACATTTCTACATCATCCCAGTTTACCAGATTATCAGTAACATCGTAGGAATACCCTCCTACGACCAATTCACACTTGTAATACATAGTTATTTCTTTTTGGTTGAACGTATCATAGCATCTATCTCTTCACACATATTTTTCACCAAATACGCATATTCTTTTGCAGAAAATGTGTTCTCATCAATGTGCATCTTGATGTGAGACATAACGGCAACCCTTTCTCGAATAAAATATTCTCGGTCCATCTTATTAGTTCTTCCAGAATTGTCAGAATGTTCCTGCAGTTTGGCAAGACGATATTTATCCGATGCCGAAACACTCTCAATCCGGGAACGTATTTTATCATGCTCGTTGTCCTTAAAACTGTAGCCTAAAGCATCCATTATATTCTTGACATCGTCCCACTCTCCCAATTCCATCAAAAAAGCACATCTATCAAAACAGCACATGCGCATGTGTATCTTCATTATCTCATTTCTCCTGTTTATATGCGAGATGACGGATTTCCCGCCTATTATGGATAAATACTCATTACACAGCTTCTCAGAGGCTTCTTCTTTCTCTTTCTGGCTATATTGTCCTCTTACTACAACCTTGTCTATGTCACCCAAGAAAATGTCTATAAACCGGGATAAAGAAATCTTATCAAGTTCTGTATATATCATAGTCATACTCTTTTTGAAATCCAATTAAATTCAGCATTCCTATTAGCTTTCTTCATAAGCTTATTGATACTCTGCAACTGCTTGGTATTTCCTTCCATCCTTTTCTCCAATCGACTATAATCATTGTCAATATTAACTACAATCCCCTGATCCGCCATGTTCTTCTTTTGCTGCTCAAGCAAAAGGAAATCAGAACCAAGTCCTTTCTTGTCGTATATAAACGAAAGATCAGGCATTACTTGGGCATGTTTTGGCAAATCGACGAGAGTAGGCTTGTCGGGAGTAACAAACAGCCCTTTTTCAGTTATAACCCCTTCCTTCTTTCCGCCATCACCGACTATGGCAAGACCACCGGGATGATCCTTGGTGCCTTTGGCGTACTTGGGAATTTGCTGAGATGCAATAATGGCAATTTGTGCAGCCCCCATTGCTCCAATAATAGCTGAAAATATAGCACCGGCAATAGGACCAGTCATTGCATATGCTTTCATTATCGCCTGTGCGGTGGCAATGGTTGTTTGAATAATTGAATTTGCTTTCTCCCACTTGGCTTGTTTTTGCTGAATAGCTTGTTTTTGCTTTTCCAATTCTGCATTTTTGCGTTGAGTCTTATCCTCGGCAGCACGTTTTCTGGCTTCGGCTTCTTCAGTAGAAATAGCCCCATTTTCATTCAACGCCTCTATACGTTCTATTTCCCTGTCATAAGCTTCATCGTTTGCGTCCTGCTCCTCCTCTATCCTTTCTATTTTCCCATCGTATACGTCAGACATAAGAGATGTTATGCCATCCATTATTTGCCCGACACTTTTTAAAAGAGATTCAAAACTAAGTTTTCCGTCTTCTGCAAGGTCATTTATAACGGTGGATAATCCTTCAAATATAGCAGCCGTATCTCCTAATGCATCCCTTGCAGCACTGTTCATATCAGACAATGCCTCTTTAAATTCTTCTTTTGCTTTCTCACTCTTAGATATAGCTTCATCAAAACTGATATTGTCTATTTGAGCTTGAATATTAGCTAACCGATCTTCCAAATCCGCGTATTTATCACTGTCAGGGTCAAGGAGTGCCATTTCAGCTTGGACCTCCTTTATCATTGTTTGCAGACGGGCTTTTGCATATTTGGCACCTATTTCATAGGTTTTTTTCTCATAATCTTCACGGCTTATTTTACCTTTTGCATACTGGTTCTTAAGGATGTTATATTCCTCTATTGAAGCTGTTTCCTGCCTGTCAATCATTTTGTCGGTAGCATCTTCGATTAAGCCAAAGCGACTTTGAAGATTTTGCATGATAATATCATTTTGACGCTTTCCATATTTATCAATGATCGCAGATACATCTTCACCACTCTTTTCAGCATTCTTAATCTCCGCATCGCGCATCATGTCATTAAGCTTCAGTTGTATGTTTAGACGATCATTCAGTTTCCTTTCCGAATTTTCCCCAAGAGAATCCAAGCGGTTTTCAAGATTATTTTTTTCTATTTCAAGAAGTTCCTTATCATATTTATCATTTATTTCCGCTATAGCTTTGCCTTTAAGAATCTCAAGATTTGTCCGAAGCTCTATCTCTTTTGCGGAATTTCCCTTTATTGCCTTTATACGGTCATTGTATTCCTTCTCTACTTCAGCTATCTCTCTCTTTCTCTCATCAGCGATTATATCTATACGGGATTTTTCCAAGTCTTCCGTGATTTTCTTGATGTATTCGGCATATTCTTCCGCTTTCTTTTTCGCATCCTCATAAGTTTTATCGTCTTTTCCGGGATCATTTACTAATGCAGTAATGTCAATACTGGATATAATCCCTTTATTCCTTTCTTTTAACGAATTTATGTTACGATTTAATGTGTTTATTTTCTCCGTTGCTTCATCCGCTTGTTTTGTAAGGTCATTAATAATCGATTTTTCCGACGTTGCTTTTTTCCCTAATATACTTTCGAGTGCTTCTGCTTGCTTTTGCAGTCTGTTAATCTCCTTATTTGCCTGGTATCTATCTGTAAGCAATGAGTTCCTTTGGCTTTCATATTCTAATATCTTTTTATAATTTTCCACCATTATTTCTTCTGCCGCTCTTGCCTGCGCTGTTGCAATAATCGCTTTTTTAAGATTTTCGTATGATATTGCCGCCTTACCTGCCAATATTCGTTCTTTGTCCATATTCCCAAAATAGGAAGGATATTTGCTTTGTAGTTTATCAACAGCAGAAATTCGCTCTTCCATTGAACGTTTGTTATCCTGTGTCACTTTATATAACAAATCTAACTCAGCTCTTTCCTTAATGCTATCAGAAATTCCTTTCCTCCGAGCATCTTCCAATTGTTTATAGGTACTTGTTGTTTCTTTCAATGCATCTTTTGCTTTAAACAAACTTGTCACCCAATCAATGATTTCATTACCGTAGGCAGACAATAGCGTAATCCCTACAACTAAAGCAGATTGCCATGAAAAAAGACTACCTAACAATTGCTTCCATACAGGTATAGCAGTTTGTCCTTCAGCTTTCATCCGTTTAAATTCCTCATTGGCGCGTTTTAGTTCGTCAGCAAACATTGGCAAGTTATTGGAGATAGCAAGAAAGAACTGGTTGAAACTCATTGTCAATGAAGGAAGTTCGCGAAGAAGTTGCTGAGTCTGCACATTAAGCCCATTCCAAGCAGACGCATAATTACCTACATTGCGCTGGTAATTTCCAAATTTGGCATCTATTTCCTTTAACTTGTTATTCAGGGCATTGGCTTGTGTTATCAGGCTCTCTCCCATCGGGCTATTTCTTTGTTCATCAGTCAGAGCCTTATATCTCTTCTGCAATTCCAGCATTGCAGCGTTCATTTCATAGTAACTGCCGGATGCACTTATGATAGCAGTAGAATGATTCCTTATTAAAGCCGTATTTTGCTGGTTTTGCGCCATAAGTTCAATATGGCGCTGTTTCAATAAAGATGCTTGCTGAGTATATTCGGTAAGGCTTATTTTTCCTGCATTATATTCTTTAGATAACGCCTTGATTCCAGAATTGATTTTGTTTATTTCTTCTTTGTTAGAAATGGTATCAGCAGTAAGCTTGGTAACAGCACTATCATAGCTTTGTATCGTGTCAATAATAGTAGCATAATTGACATTGGCAGCCTGTAATTGTACTGAAGCTTGATTTATTGTATTACTTGCATTCTGGGTGCTTTTTGCTGCATTCTCCTGCGACGTTGCGACATTGTTGGAAGTGGAAGAAAGAGACTGCAGCATATCGCTTGCATTCTTCACATTCTTGGCAAACTGTTCAAAAAGAACATTTAATTTGGATAAAGAAAACATGGAATTAAGCTGTTGGGATACTTGACGAAGTATCGCTAATTGCCTTGTCTGAATGAGATTCATCTTTTCCTGAGTGGAATTCAGTTTTTCTACGGAGGACTTAAAATTTTTCGCCTTGTCAGATAATTCCTCAAAAGTCTTTGGGTTAGATTTGGATGCTCTTGCAATATTAACTACAAGACTTGAATAAAGAGTCGTGGTTTCCTTTAATTCCGTTTTTAATTTTCCAAGCTGGGTAAATGCTTCATCACCTACTACATCAGTAATTTTAAATTCATTTGCCATAACGTCCTAAATTTGAGTTACGTGCAACTTCACACGCTTCTACAAAGATAGTAATTATTTAGAAATTGTCTAAATTAGAAACAAAATAAACGCGTTCCTCTTTATTTTCAAACCAGATTCATACCTTTGTTGTTATTAACAACGTTGATTTGCGACATGGGCAACTGGAGCGAAAGACAAGAAGAAAAGAGAGAAGGAAAGGAGAAAGATAAAACCAGAAGAGATAAACTTGCTGGCTATTTCTTTGATTTATCTAAACTAATTCTTGCGGGAGTTGTTATTGGCGGTATAACTCCATTGTATTCTAACGATGCTAAAGAGATAAATTTATATGTAATTATTGCTGGTGTAGTATCAACTGTATTACTGGCATGGATTGCGAATAAAATATTAAAATGAAATAGTTATGACACAATTAGCTTTAACTTTTACTGTTATAGCCATTCTAGCAGCGATATTTGCTCTTTGGTTAAATACGCGAAAAGGTAAAAAATGGCTCACTAACCTTTGATAACAATCATGGGACAACAGAATAAATACGCATACGACGAGGATAACGTAAAGGCTATCCTTCATTGGGCTTTAACGGCTCAATTACCGACTCAGATAGAGCTAAGCGAATCGGAGAATATCTTAGATGTCCAAAAGTACATCCAAGCTAATATTCATGATATCAATCAACATTTTCCCGATCCGTTCTACAATCCAGCTATTGATAGGCTGTATAGACTGAAAGAATTCGTGGAGAATAACAATAAATAAAGGGATGTGTTTAGCATCCCTTTATTTATATCAGATAAGAATTAAAAGATTGATTATACCTTGCCTACCAATTCCGGTAATCTTTCTATGGTAGATAATATGACCATTGTCAGCGACTTCTTGCTTTATATCAAGTTTATGTACCCGGTAGCCATATTACTACCGGGGTATCAACGCGAACATTGGTCGATAGCCTCGCGCGTTCCTTAGCGTCATTTATGTGGTGTTAGATGTTTGTTCAGGTCTCGGAGATTGAACGTGCTTGGACTTTCTCCGATTTATTGTATTTACTTGCTTTCATATCCTTATATCGTTTGTGCAGGGCTTTCGCCCTGCCGGTTAATTATAAGTCAAACATTATATTGTATTCTGTTTGCAGCTTATCAAAGGCGTTATCCGTAACAACAATTATCTTTTCATCAACTCTTTTGATTCCTCTACCTTTCAATGTTATGGGTTTGTTTAACCAAAGTGTATATTTATCATCAATTCCGATTACTAGCATGTCAGCCTGTTTTTTCTGAACATCTAAAGAAGTTTCTTTATATTCACCTCTTACCTGTGCTTCCTTTGTCATTTCTACTGTTGCTTTCATATCTTATTTATTATTCGTTTAACTTTGATAATGCAAATATATAGTATTTACTTTAATAAACGCCAAGATAAATAAAGAAAATGCTTATATTTAACATCTGTTATTAAAGTAAATACTATAATAAACAAACTATTCACTTATATTTGCATTATAAATATTAAAGGATATACTTATGAGGATAAAAGAAGTAATAAAAGAAAAAGGTTATACTCAAAAAGAGTTTGCCGAAAAGTTGGGTATGAGTACTGTTGGGCTTGCTCAAATTGTAGCAGGAAAACCATCATACACAACATTGGAAAAGATTGCTGACGCTTTAGATGTAGAAATATGGGAGTTGTTAGTGTCAAAAGATGAAATAGTAGGAAAGAAAGACGGTCTTTCTCTCACCTGCCCTCATTGCGGCAAGAATATCAATATAAAGGTGGATTGACTATTTAGACGGCGTATAAATTATAAAGATTTTCATTAAATATATTGTCAGAATGCTTTATTTGAAGTTTATTTGCAAATGAAACTTAAAATATATATCGTTATGAAAAAGTTGTTACTAATATTATTTATAACTCCATTTTTTGCTTATGGGCAAAATAAATATTTTAATGAGAAGGATATTTATCAAATAAAGCTAATGCTTAGCTTAAGTAAAAGTGAGGCTGAGTTATCATCCATACAGAGCGTTCAAGAGGCTAATAATTCTTTTGTAAATGAGGTGGATACAACCAAAAAAGTAGATATTTTTATTAACAATAATAAAGAATATATTTCAAACTTATTTCTAAGTATGAGTAGGACTTCCAGAGATAAAATTGGATATATTAACTCTTCATGCATTCCTGATATTTTCAGATATAATACAAGTAAAGTTCTTATTTTTGACTCTTTTGTCTATCTTTCAATTTTTAACAATAGAATGATGGATAAAAACAAACAAGCAAAACATATTATTGAGAATGCTGCTAATCCTTTATATCTTAAAATAGCAGATATTATAGATAATAGAATTCCCTATATTGGCTTAGTGGTATCATACTGTGATAAAGACTTTGGAGAAAAATACAAAAGTGAAAAAGGTAGTGCTATTCTTATAATTGCACCTTCTTCTGCTATAAAAAGCTTTGGGGAAGGACAAATTACGGAAAGTGAATTTTGTAGAAAATGTGATTATTATTTAAGTGATAGAGACTGTTTTATGTGCATTAAAAGAATAGACTCAAAAATATTTGAATAAACCCCGTTGTATATTGATTACATCAAGAGGGCTTTCGCAGCCCTCTCTCTTTTAGGGGACTCTTAGTGGATTAGTATCATATATACCACACATATTCAACAAACACCCCTTTATACTCAACCCCTTCCGGTACAAACCCGAATACACCGCCATTCTCATAGAGGATATAGACGCGCCTTTCCATAATGGCGGCTTTCTTGGCAAGCGATCTCATCCTCTCAATATCTTCCTGCCTCTTCCGGTTTTCGCACGCACAACTCATTCTACACCAAACTTTCTAAAATAATCCTCAATACCCTTCTTCACATATTTCTCGATAAAGTACCTTCTTGCATGAGACCCTACTCTGTATATTGCCTGCCCGTATTTACGCTCTATATCATCGCTAAAGCTGACCCCTACACTTTCAATTCTAAGCCCCTTATCGAAAGGTACTGCAGTTATGGAGTTATGGAAATCACCCCTGATAATCAAGTTTGGAGTATCCGGTGATCGTCTGGGAATGCCAAGCCATGAAGAAGCGTAAGGAGGTGTTATTCCTTCCTTCCACATCATATACCCACGGGCGTTCTTATACCATTTCCCGGATTCACGGCTTTTGAAATAAGGGTCGTTCAAGTAAGTTGGGCGCAAAGGCTTGTCGTTACCGTTTATACCGGAATACAACTGTTCTGTAATATATATTTGCACCTCTTTCTTCTGTGCAGCCATTATATTACGTATCATGGGCTCAAACCCTTCCACAAGCGCATTGAAGTTTTTCTCAGCCTCTATTATATTAGCCATAGCCCTTACAATTAAGGGGCGAATAAACGCCCCTAATAAACATTATAAAACAGAATCCGGGTCCCGGTTCTTACTTTTGGAAATTCCGCATATCTTATCATATATACCAGAAAGCTTCTCCGTTCGTTCCCTATCTGGAATATTCAGATAGAAAAGAGTTTTGCATTTTTCTATAAACTCATTTTTATTCATAGAACGCACAACATCTTCAAAGAACACAACCCCATCTATTGTCATGACCATGCCTCTATACCGGTAATACCTAATCCCTGTAAAACAGATGGCTTAGCAAGTTTCGGATTTCCGGAAACAGTTATTACTCCGTCAGCATAGGATGCAGCGGGAGAATCCGATACACCTAATGCAGTTGTCGCATTCTTTGCCAGCAGTTCACCGTAATGTTCTGTAATATCAAGTTTTCCGAAATGCTCAACCAACTTATATTTGCCGGATTCCATTGATTTCAATTCAACGTAAACAAGCCCTTTCAAAGCTTCAACCACATCAAATTTATAAGCTGATACGTCAGCACTCTTGATATACTTCTCGTAGTCTTTAAACATCGTAGCAACCGTAAGGTTTGCCTCCGTACCGGAAGAGTCCCAATCCTGACCACCTGGATATACACCGGACAAGGGGATTCCCGCTAAATATTCAGTCCCATCATTCATGCCGTAGATGATATTATTTTCGTCCACAAAATAGGCATCAAATGCAACATTCTTTGCAGCCATGAGATTAGCTTTGAGACTGGCATCATAATCCTGCAAAGTCCACACGTCATTCTTTGCGGAATAACCCGTTACCTTTGTAGGTCCATAACCGATTGCTGAAGTTTGAGCTTCGCCACCGGAAGGAGCATATTCTACAATTGTCTTGATAGGAAATATGCGATTCGGCCTATCTGCATGACAAGCCGCCTCAATTGCGTCCGCAGACTTATCTTCCGGCAATTTATGACCATGAATAGTCAATATAATAGCCTTTACTTTTCCCGGATCAAGCACACAAACAGAATTACCCGTATTGAACGTGGCAAGTCCCGGACATTCTCTATAATCTATTGCCATAACACTTTGTTTCTTTAAAAGTTAGATTCATATCTTTAATTTCGATAGCGTCGATAAAATCATGAAAAGGTTTACCGTCCTCTCCTATTACCCCCACACGCCCATATCGGTAGTTTTCCGAATAAGAATGAGGGATTATCCCATTATAATTTCTTTTAATGGAAGGATCCTTCCCTATTTCATCAAGGAAAATATGGTAAATAGGGCGAAGCACTTGCTCAAACGAAGTTTTTTCACGGTCTTCATTAGTATAGGTCTTTGAAGTATTTACCATTATTATAAAATCAAGGGATGCTTTTATCTCCACGCTTGTCCTATCCTCCTCAAATGGGGAATATAGACAAATTATAGGAAACTTTAAAGGGCTTGTTTTGGGAGACTGGCTCCATACAGTAAGCTGATTGCTTATGTACGCCCAATCCCCGAACAAATATGATACATTCTTACCGTATTTGCCAGAAACACGTTTAACCACATCCTCAAAGACTTTATTTAATGACTTCATATTCCCATACTATTTATCTTGCGTAACATGCAAGGGTTGAAGCACACGCCTTTATATTCGTCATCCATAAGCAATCTATATACCCTTTTATTCATATTAACCATATCATTCCATGACCTTATCTGTAAGACGTTAGGAGAAACGGCATCATTATCCGAAGATGTAACGGTTCCTACCATTGTAACGCTATAATTAGCCTCTGATATATATTTAAAGAATACGTAGCATGCTATAGGACTATACTTTTCTGACAACAAGGCGTGCAGCCTTTCCCATTTTTCTATGCTATCTTCATGAGATTTAAGATAAGAAACAAATTGATTGCACATATCATCACCAAGAATATTCTCAAGATATTCTATCTCATATATTTCTATATAAGAGTTTATCCGATCAGCTTCAGCATCACGGGTCACAGAAGGAGCTCCAGTGTCGGGACTTATCCCGACACTCAACAATCCGGTGAAATATGTGCAGTCAATTATCATACAGTTTCTTTTCTTTTACGCTTAGTGAAAAGTTCCTCACAACCTAATGCCTTGGCATCATTCAGCAGTTCATTAGTAGCTTCAATCTTTCCTTCAGAATAAAACCTACTTGCAAGAGGCATGCCAACCAAAACCTTATCACCGGACTTATATTTTGTCCCATCTTTCACAAACGTCACTTCGTAACGCTTGGTTAAATTCATCTTATATTCTTTTCCCATATTTATATGTATTTATCGTTTATATACTTACATCGCAGATGCCGGAGTTATTCCTTCAATTACTGTAGCAAATGTATCCTTCACAAAGGCAGTCTTATACTGCGATTTGATGTAACACATTAATCTTTTCTCAGCTAATACGGTAACAATATTCTTACGAAAATCATCGTTTTCCCAACCGACAGACATTGACAGAGTCCAGAGATCGCGTATATTCAGATAGGAGAAATCACCCATGATAAAGTCTCCTTGCTCTATAGCAGTCGTGGTTTCGATACGTAATCCTTGAATCAACTCGTCGCCATAGCGGAATGGACGAAGATACTGTCCATTGGCATCCTTCGTCAACTGCATTGCCGCATAATCCAACGGGTTCATCAACACAAGGTTCGGGCGATAAGCCATTTCGCTCGCAGAGACAATCTGTGAGTATGAGGCTACGAGAGCATCAAACATGTTCGCTTTCTCCACATTGAAGCCGGTCAAAGAGAATGCCGGCATGTCGGCAGCGACTCCCTTTATTTCTCCATCGGTTCCCTTACCATCCAGAATTCCTTGCTCTTCCTTGATTCCAAGTTTATTTATCATTTCGCTTTGGACCTCATTAACGAAACTGGGAAAGTCTGTCAGTGTTTCCTCGGTGAATTTTGTTACAACGGCAACTTTTGCAACAGTCACCGTCTTTTCTATCAAAGTGGCATCCATAAGAGGCTTAAGCCCTCCTTCTTGGACCCATGCCGCATCACCATCCTTGCTTACATATTCAGCGTAAATCAGAGAACGGCTATTCGTACCGGACACATTTGCATAATTTCTTATAACTGTCTGCGCTCTGGGATTGACAGATAAATTCGGGTCAACTTCAACCCCATAGTGAGGAGCCAAAGTGCCGGATGCAATAGTTGCGGCAGTTCCTTTTTTATCCAACACAAGATTGATCTCCAGTTTATTACCAGGAGCAGCCTTACATGCCTCTTTGAGTTCAAGGGTTGAACCCCCTTTCTTGTCCGTCGTAATATACCCCTTCAACTGCTCGTAGAGTTGGTCATAGACGGATTTAACCTTTATTTCTCCATTTCCACCAACTTCAGTAGAAGCTTTTACACGGAGAATGGCACTTTCCAACTCATTGACCTTTTCATCAAAAGTCTTTTTGTCAATGCCGGAAAATTCCTTTCCCTTGATTTCCTTTATAGAATCTGCAGCATCCTTGATTAATTCGCGCAATTCATCCAACTTCACTTCATCCATAAGGAATCCTTTTACTTTGGATTCAAGTGCTGTTCCGATCTTATCGTCCAAAGCTTCAAAGAATTTCTTGTTTTCTTCGGACAAGCCAGATGTGTCCATAAGTTCTAAAAATCCTAATTTCATACCGATTTTAATTTTAACATTTTATACAATTCTTTTCCCTCACCGCCTTTTTCATTGTCGGCTTCCGTTCCCAAAGGTGGAGTATTGGTTGTTGCATTCTCCGGCCTAAAAGAAGCAAGTGACATTGCTTTGGCTATTATTTTCTGTAATTTGCACTGTTTTGATAAACTCATATTTTTACATAACAAGGAAACTTCTTCGTCCAGTTCCTTGTATGCCTTCTCACAATCTTCTATAGATTTAAGTCCCAAATATTCAGTCTCCCCATTACATCCAATAGATACAACTGATATTTCATAAAGTTTCACCTCTCGAACTATCAATGCTTCTTTTTCATAGTCCCATTCGCAGTTCTCCCACACATACTCATATCCAATGGAAAATTGATTGAGAGTACCGGATTCAAGCTGAGTTATAGCTCTATCCCCAAGTTCTATCTCGTCAATCCGCGCTTCAAAATAAAGCCCCTTTTCATCTTCCCTCAATATGGTAGGAAGTCCAATAGGCTCTGACATGTCATGCATCCACAGGAATATAATCTTATCGTTAGCACCGCTTTCTGGACCTCTTTCACGAATGCTTTTCGAGAAACATCCTTTCAGCAATATATCACCAGCCTTGTCTTTGTTGCCAAAAATCGCTGCGTATCCACTGATTATACGGCTCTCCGGGTCATACTGTACATCTTTAGAATTGATGGAAAACAACTTATGTTGCATTCCCATCCTGCCTTTGTATTTATTGACGGTTGTTTTCATCATTATTATTGTTTTCGTATTCTCCTTTTGGATTTTCAGGATCAATGTCTATATACTTAGCTACTTCAATACGTGCTTCATCATGAGTAATCAGAGACTTGTCAAGCAATCTTTGTAAAGCATCGGCAACCTTGACAAGAGTATTGGCTCCCGTTTCTTTATTATTCTGGAGACATTCGACGTCCGTAAAATCTATCTTAATGAATGCACCTTCAGGACATATCGCCTTCGTAAGGCATCCGGCAATCTTTATGCTATCGGGGATTATCACATCTTGATAAGCCTTTTTCCCGGCACTCTCAAGATTATCGTACTTGGCATCCGTGAAGAGATTGGCGTTGATTCCCATCGCATTGGAAATCTTATCCGTACACCGCTTGTCTTCTTCATGAAGCTTTAATTGGTCGGCATTAAAATCAAGAGGAAGCCACCCTAATTTTCGACGTGTAACCAATATCGGATATTCCTTGTTTACAAGCCCGTAGTCTCTCTTAAACCTGTCTTTTATCTCCTTCTCGTCTTCCGAAGTAAGGGCAATATTTCCCATTTGGTCTGTATAATCATTATACAAAACCCCTTTGGGACCCCCATTGACTAAAAGCGTATGGCTTGCAGACATGGAAGCTACCCAATTGGATATAGGCTGGGACAAACTATCGGAAACAGATTCAAACTCAATATCTGAAACATTATCATTTATACGAATGCCACTGTCATATATGATAATATATTCATAATCCTCTAAATTTAACCGTTTCCCGCTCCAGTCGATATAAACTTCTGATACGACACCTGAAAGCTCGAACTGCCGGAAGACCTTTCCGGTACCGACAATATGAAATAGTTCAGGAGGGACAATCCACATGGCCTTTGGTACACTTCCTTTTACGGCTCTTACAAGGACTATAGGACAATACCCGAACACTTTAAGACATATTTCTATCTGCTTGACAAATGAGGAGAATGTTTGCAATGGATTAGGGGCATCCAATATATTGCGGATGTCAGCATAGGATCTTTTTTCATTGCCATTCTTATCCACCACATAAGGAACTCCACGGGACATCATCGTACCTATCTTATCAACAACCGTAAAAAAAGGAGTACATGCAAGTAAAGCCTCAGCCTTATCCGAATTATTAGTCATGTCATAATCGGCCTTCCAGCGGAAACGTTTACCAAACAGGCCGGAGAGATACCAATAATTTCCCGCTGCGTCCTTTTCCACACAGTTGACATTTTCCCGCATCGGAATAGCTTTCCTTTCCTTTGGTTTCCAAAATTGAGTAAACATGCCCATATACAAAGTAGGAGTGACAGCACATAAATGCGGCCACTCCCATATATTAGTGATTTAGTCCTATTAATACGGTTTCGTACAACTTCATACGATTGTAAGTGACCCTACGGATGCAAATATACTTCTTATTTAGAATAGTTCCAAATAATAACAGGACTATTTTCCCTTTTTCGGAGGTTTTATATTAAGATATCTACTATGAAACTCCGGGACATGTCCGCATCTTGAGCAGAAGAACAATCCTCCGCTCCATCTTTTATACGAATGACCCAGTATTCTGCATATTACATTATGTTCCATTTTTATATTTTTTGAATTGATTGGCAAAAAAATCACGAAGGTAATACAAAAATCAATGTTCTATTTTTAATAATCCCTTTCTTTTTGCCCTATCGGCTATACAACATAAGACATACATTGCCTCATACACGTCCTTACCGTCATAATCCATAAGGTTCCGCATGAATCCTTCCATGCCAGGAGAACGCTTGAACTTGAATCCAGAAACCAAAGCCTTGAAAGATTCAATATACGGGAACTTATTGTTTCTTTCCTGCCTTGCCCATACTTCTCCTATGGATGCACGATAATCCCTGACATAATGAAGCATTGTATTAGGGGCCTCAATGTTCACTTCTGCATCCTTCACAAGGGAAGAAATATTGTCTAACGCCAAAGCATTCCCAATATATGTCTCCTCTACATAAACGCCCCCATCCACAACATATACTTTCACGTATACAAACTTTCCGTTTATCATAGGATGTATCTCCACAATGCTGTTCATACCTCCTGTATCTATATCATCATAACTTTCATAATCAAATTCTCCTCGCTTCTCAACGCATCCGGTAAGGCAGTCGGCCCCATCATCATGGGCATTCTTCCCTTTTCTTCTAAAACCGCTTATCTCGGCATGAAATTCAGGATACAGAGTTTCCCAACCCTCCGGCATATAAGTAAGGTTCATTACTTCGGATGCTCGTGTAAATATACGTACTTCCTTGTTTGCTGACTGGTGAAACCATCTTATCTCTGTAGTGTTGTTTCCCATTATCCTAGATTGAGATTCTACATTACGGGCAAATCCACGTCCACCGTTATTACTCTCTATATTGGATATGGTTATGTTGTCTTTTGCCAGCATAGTGGCTACTATAGGCTCAGTCTCTTCCATAGAAGCACTTGTATAGGTTATATCCAATATAAAATTTCCTATTTCAGTATCTATGTAATTAATGGAACAAAGATTATCCTCACCTGTATCTGCTGTATCTGTATAGTTTTTGCGTATAGCCCTATTGGTATATGGGATTTCCTTATAGGTCTTAAATTTGCCGTACATAAGCCCCTCCATAGGTTTAGGATTCTGCATATATTGTGTCTCGAATACAAATGGATTGATTCTACGAAGATTATACAGTTCCTTCAATTCATGTTTAAATTTCCATAAAGGTTTTTCTTTGCCATCCTTGTCATATTCAATAGCTGGCAACGAAATCACAGTCCATTCTCCCGGTTCGGTTTTCATCAAATAGCCGCACAAATCATTCTCATGGAGACGCTGCATGATTATAATGATAGGAGTATTACGGCTATTCACACGGTTGCGGATGGTTGTTTCAAACCGTTGGTTTATCTTTTCTCTTTTCAAATCTGAAAGAGCGTCTTCCGGCTTTATAGGATCGTCAATAACAACGGCACCGACAAACCTGCCAACCGAAGAAATACTGTCTATCTCATCTTCTATATTGTCAACTTCCCCCGCGCCAAAACCTGTTATTTGCCCTCCTGTAGATACAGCATATACACCTCCTCCTGCTGTAGTAACCCATTTCTTTTTACTGTCAGAACCATCTTTTATTTCAACGTAAGGGAATAAGTTCCGATAATCCTCTGATTTAACGATATCCCTTATTTCTTCGGAATTATCATGAGCGAGGTCATCGGAATAAGAAAGGTGTATGAATTTGGACGCAGGGTTTATGGCAAGCCCTGCGGATATGAAATTCTTAACTGCGAGTTCCGTCTTAGAATATCGAGGAGCAATATTTATGATGAGTTTCTTTATCGTTCCAGCAATTACATCATCAAGAGCATTGCATATTATCTCATGGTGCTTGTTTACGACAAATCTTCTTCCGGTTTTACTCTTAAAGAAGAATCTTGTATAATTGAGTGTACCGGAAAGACAAAATGCTCTAAGATATGTGTTACCATCAATCATAACCCCTTAATAAGTAGTTTGGCTTCCTCTACGCTCATTGGCTTGGGAGTATTGACATTTACTTCCGAGGCAGCATCAAATCCAAGCATTTTACAAATGCGCTCAATAGCCTTAATCTTATCGTATAGTTCTATCTTTACATATTCAACATCAACAATTTCAGGATTATCACTTGTACCAATATTCTTTTTAAGTGTCTTTGTAGATATACTTTTTATTGCAGATTTTTCTTTCTTGGAAAGTTTATCAAATTCCTTTCGTTCAATCCACGTATTGTGCATATCAGCAATTGTAGAAAATGCAATGCTGGACAATTCTTGCAAAATACGCTCTTTAGTTATATCAGACTTGTTTTTTCGTTCTTCTTGCAACTCTTTAATCCTCGCCGTAATCTCACCGTTATTTAGCAACTCATAGGCCTTATTGTTAATCGTATCATTCTTCATGTTCTCGCATGAGTAAGCACGACGATAGGCATCGGAAGCATTACCGCTTTCAATATAGTAATTGCAGAAGTTTTCTTGCTTAACAGTTAAGGATTTTCCCATGTCTTTTCGTCATAATTGGTTGCGTACAACATAATACGCATGACAAAGATACAAAAATATGAGGAAATAGATAAAAAAAATAGAGGCAAACTATAGAGCTGCCTCTATTAACACATATTTAACTAAAAGTTATTCAAAAACTATTCTAACATTTAAGATAATCAAGAACTTTCCTGTTTGCTTCATCCACTTTCTTTTCATCAAATCGTATATAAATATCAGTCACTGTTGCATTGGCCCAACTATGTCCCAGCGCATGGGCTATTACCTCTTTGGGAATATCAATCTCTGCTGCAATTGTAGCCCAGGTGTGCCGGGTCCAATATGAAGATAAGTCAGGGAAAAGAGGTTTTCGTGTTTTCTTCCCGCCTAGCCCCTTTCTTTCCGTTTCGCCAATTTCTTTTAAAGCAATTCCCATCCGGTGAAGGAAATTCTTGTAATCCTTATATTCATCCATTATATTAAGTACAAAATCCTTTCCCTTATATTTGTCTATAATCACTTGGGCTTCTGGCTCCACTTTAATGCTGTACAATTTGCCTGTCTTTGCTCTCTTATACTCAAACCGCCCATTTATCAATGCCGAAGTCTTTGCTGTCAGCAAATCAACGGCATTAATACCTATAAAGTAAAACATAAGCATAAATATGTCCCTGTATCTTTCTTGATACTCCTCGCATGGATAATCACGCAGTATCCTTAACTGATCAACGGTTAGTGATCTTTTCCTCGTTTCCTCTTTTTTTATAGTAAACCTTCTAAAGGGATATAACGTGGTATACTCTTCATCTATTGCATAGTTAAACACAGATCTTATGTTCCTAAAGTGTATAGCATACGCATTCACCTTCATACTCTGGGCCATCCATGCCTCAAACCTTTCAAGCCAAGCCTTATCCATGCTATCAAACGTACATTTACTATCAAATTTCAATAGTTTATTTCTTGTAGTCGTGTACACCGATCTCGTTCCGGCATTAGTTTTCTTTGCTACAAACTCATCCAGATAGTCAATAAAACATTTGCTTTTAGTTGGCAGATTATTTCCACCACCAAGAATATAAGAGATTTCTTCACGCATCTTCTTATCGCTGATTCTTTTGCCATCTTCTTCTAACTTTATCAAAAATCTCTCAACCTTATTAAGAATGCCATCCAATACTACATTCTTACGCTTGTAGTCTTTTTCCTTTTTATTAAAACCATCATAATCCCAATTCTCCTTAAGGGACGCATAAGGAGTGGCAAAACGGATTTGAGTTACATTTTTGACTTCAACAACTACTGGATAAGTACCGTCTTTTCTTGCACGCCTTGTATCCAATTTGATCTTAGCTTTCATAGGCTTTGAAATTTGACTTTTAATTTGACTTACTTTTGATGCGTTTATTTGTGTTCAAATGTAGTTATTTGTGGTGTGATAAGCAAGAAAGACCATAAAAAAAAGTAGTCAGCACTAAGCTAACTACTTGATTTTCAACAAGAGCGGCAAACGGGGCTCGAACCCGCGACCCTCAGCTTGGGAAGCTGATGCTCTACCAACTGAGCTACTGC